CATTCTTAGCCTGCTGTGCGTTAATAGCAACATTGATTAGGTCTATGGCATCCCCAGAGGGTTTGCCGAAATATCTGGCTGGGTCCTTAAGGCATAATAACTTATACACAATGTAAGCACAAGCAACAGTAGAAGTAAAATCTTTTCCACTGCCCTTGCCAAGTTGGAGGATAATTTCATTCTTAGTAAATTTTTCAAAATATCTTGCACCTTCTTCTTCGCCCATTATTTGTTGAAGATCTTCTTTACGATAAATCTGACTCATTGCTTCAACTATGTCATATTGAATATCAGACAATCCTGGCTGCCCTAAATAATCAGGAGACTCTACAAATGTTTTAGCATCAACTGGAGTTTCCTCAAAATGATTATCGGCAAGAGCCTCAAGAAAATCATCAAACATCATGGACAATTGTAATCACTTCATCCTTTTTAGCAACATCAGAAAGTCTACGCATAATCTCATCACGAACTTGTGGATATTCAGAAGCAATATCTTTAAGAATTGCCATAAGAATTTCTTGTTTCTTTTCTATCTGTATCATTTCTTCTGCAAGTTCTTTATTTTCAAGAAGTCCTGCTTTTTGCAACATATCAATTCTTTTAGACTCTATGTCCATAACTAATTTAATTGCTGCTGTTTTAGCACTAAGATTATTATTTAAAGATGCTTCATCAATAACTTCATATGACTTTGCAATTAATTTATTATAGTGAGTATCTGCTACTGCAAGCGCTTCCTTGGCACGAGCACGAATAGCATCATTTGCAGATGCCATAACCTTCCACTCATTGATATGCTGAACTACACGAGTTCTTGGGATTGCTAAATCTTTAGATATTTTTGTAGCATCATTACCCTTAAGATACTCTCCGACAACATTATTAATTTCGTCAAGGTGTTTAATTAAATCTTCTTCAGTCGACATATCCGTATGCCTCCTGCCGATCTGTTTCTTTTGCCTTTGCAATTTTAAGCAAAACTAAGTACCCTATCAAATCATCTATATCGTTGTCTCCAACATACGATGTGCCCTTCATAATACGACTTAATTTATCATCAATACGAACATGAAGTTGCTCCCTTGCATCAGCCCTGCTAAAAATACGGACTGGTTCTAGTGCAGAGTTACCATATGCAATATTCTTTTTAATTAACATGTGTGCAATTTCATGACAAGAATCATATATTTCCCTACCCGCAGAAGTTCCTACCGTGAGCAAATAAAGATCTTGGCAGTTAAAGTTTTTAACATCTCCAAATATTGGCTTCATCGCTTTGACTTCCTTAATCCAAATTTGGCAAGATAAACATATATAGTTTCCACGCTAACCCCACATTCTTTTGCTATAGCCTCTGGAGACTTCTTGTCAATATGAAATCTTTTTTTAAGCCATAATTCATTTGTATATAGTTTAGCACCCATAATCTCTCCTGTCAAATCGCTTTATCCCAATTATTAATGGCCCAATGCCCTATTCCTGCTGAGTCTGCAACATCATTGTCTTCTATTTTTTTATCATAAATAACATCTAATAGTTTTATTGTTCTTTGTTTTCTAAAATCTCTTTCATAAGATTTATACCAGGATAGGGACTTGTTTGGATTTGCAGACCTAATCTGTAGTTGTTCTTCTTTAGTTAGTTTCTTGTTGCCTAAGTATGACTGCCATGTTATTGGGGATACTTTGCCAATTATATTAATCCCTGCCAAACCTGCACCACCTATGATTGCGCCCTGAACAAGAGCAAGATCTGCTGCAGTTTTTGGGGAATTCATAAAGACAGTATGCTCAATAATAATAGCCTCTACAAGATTATAATGTTGAAACAAAGCCTTAGTCTTTTTATTAGCATCGATAACTTTTTGATAAATATCTTTGCCTTCAAAAACAATCTTACCATGATCTGATAAATTTTTATAGGAATAAATGGTAAAGGCTAAACTGTTAGTGCTTGCATCAATAGCACATATGACCCCAGGCTGATTTGATAGATCTTGTCTAAAGTATCTATCTGTTTCTTTTGCTTTGGTCATTTGACATCCCTTTAATTTTCTTTAATGCTTTTTTAACATCATTTGGATTAATGCTACAGTTATTGCAAAGTGCCTCATCGTTATATATAGATAACTTAGAGCCACACTGTTTACACTCTCTATTCTTTCCTTTTCTTTTCTGTCTTCTAGACTGAATATATCTTTGTGCTATTTTTTCTTTAGTTGCTTCTTCTCTACACTGTTCAGAACAATATATTTGATAAGAAATACTAGATTCAAAATTTTTATCGCACCATCTACAACTCTTCATTTTCTAGCAACTCCAGAGGTTTAATTTTAATTACCCCTGCCCCTGCTTCGGCACATGCTTTTTGGATTGGGCAAACCTTACATATCTTAGAATTAGATCTGTAAGGCTTTTCTGGCAACTCTTGTTTTTTCCAACTTGAGTGTACGTTTCTCATCCAATCAAATGCCTGGTCTACCCACCGACGGAAATGATCGTTCATTATAACTGGCAAAGTTAATAGTTCATGATTATTTTTATTTTCATAAATCATTACGCCCTTGTCAATTTTCCATACTCGCATATAAATTAATAGTTGCATAAGATGTCCCATCTTAGACTTTCTACTATTCTTTTTATATTCGAAACCTTCATTACTTATTGTTTTTATTTCACCAATAACTCTTTCGTTATTGATATTAAGCATAACATCGCCGTAGCCATCAAATGGTGGATCTTCTGTTTTAACCCTAAACTCCATTGATGGATGTTCTTGCTTATTATATTTTCTTGGTAGTGGATCCATCACCATTTCTGTATCAAGTAATCCAGATAACTCTATTGCTTCCTGTATTCTTTGATGTCCTAAAGTTCCATTATTTCTATTAGCAACACCCTTTGCATCAGAATTATCAAATGCTGGTGCACCATCAAACATCATATACCAATACCTAGGACACTCTCCTGCTCCATATGTTAGACCAGATGCCGAGAAATTACTTTTCTTGGTAAACTTTGGTTTTGTTTGTGCCAAATATCCAGACTCTATTTTTTCAATCAAGCCATCGATGAAGGTGGTATCTTCAACTTTTGTATTAGTTTTATTTTTTGATAAATCTTTTATCATTACTTCTTTTAGTAAATTTTTCATTATTATCCTTTGTTTGTATAATTATATCAGATATCAGCGAGTAATGTATTTGAGAGCAGACACAAGGTTGTTTATAGACTCTGCTGCAGTATAATAAATATTCTTTTTGCCACGATCTGACTTGTCCACATTAGCCATCCAGGTAGCCTTAAAAGCCATCTTTGCTGCGATTGCTTGCAGCCTAACAATTTCTACAGTAGCCACATTCATCGGAATGTCTGGCTTTATAATAAGTTTAGCAATAAATGTTAGAGCAGTAGTTAGTTCCTGGTCTTCCATATAGTCTGCTATTTCTGTCAAACCATTAATCATTTCGAGTGTTGTATTATTTTGTTCCATTGTTCACCATCTGTTCTAGTAGTTCTAACTCTATTATAGCAAGTCTAGTTTTCTTATTACCCTCGCCAAGTACGACTACAATGGCTGGATCATTGCCATTTCGTATAGCATCTGTAGTAGCCTTAGCCCACACATCTTGGTTAAGCGTAAAAGATTTTGAGTTCTCCTTAAAATCTACAGTAAAGTTCTCCCAAGTAGCATCGCCTTTCTTAGTATTTCTACCAGAGTTCTTATGCTTCTTGGCACCTATTCTTTTGCTTTCATTTGCCTCACTCATGTTTTTTAACCTTTTTATATCCTACCTTAAATAATTGAACTTCTGATAAATGTTTTTCTGAACACATCCAGGATGCCATTCCAGTTGCTAAATAAACTCTTATTGTCTTTACTTCTTTTTTACAAGTCTTACAAGGAAATTTTCCTTCATAGATTGTGTATTTATCCACTGACTTTAGCCTTAATCATATTCTGTAGATCAAGATCCTCTCTTACCTTGTTAACAAAACCTTCTCTGCCCTGTACCTTTGAGCCATCTGGAAGTAGATACCAAGCACCAGTGCGCTCTACAATGCCCATTAACTCAGCAGTATCGACGAGATCTCCCACACTATCCACACCAAGATTGTCACCTCTAAAATAGAAATCATATTCGCCAGACTGAAAAGCAGGAGAAGTTTTCGAAAACTGTAACTCCCATCTGACCTTTCTGCCAATCTTTTCTTCAATAACCTTATCGCCAACATGAATCTTTCCTTTAAGTGCTTGGTTGTCTGATTCAGATGAAAACAATTTAATAACCGTAGATGAGTAAAATTTTGTAGCCTGACCGCCAGTTGGCTGTTGGCTTGTATACATTGCATTAATATTATTTCTTGATTGAGAAATGAGAATAAAAAGTGTAGGTTTAACTTTATTATTTGCATAGTTAATCATCTTCCATGCATTACTAAAATCACGAGACTCTGCACCAATCTGTTTTGTATTTTCTAATTGTTTTAATTCTGAAGAATCTTTTTCAAAATAAATGGCAGGAAGCAGAGATGTAATTGAGTCTACAACAATTATATTTACTCCAGCCTCTATTAAGTTTACTCCTACATCCACCATTTCATTGATAGTTCTCGCTTGAGAAACAATAAGTTTGGATGTATCTACTCCTAATTTTTCTGCCCAGTCTTTATCATATGACATTTCTGCATCTATCCATGCACAGATCTTTCCTTCTTTTTGTGCTTCTGCAATAATTTGTAAGCATAGCGAAGACTTGGCACTTGATTTACTGCCCCATACAAGTACTTGTCTACCGTATGGTAGTCCGCCATTTAGTGCTCTATTAAGTCCAAAACTTGGAGTCTTTGCATACTCAGTCTTCGGCACCTCGTCTCCAACTAATATATTTTTCCTTAGTTTAGGATTTAATTGTGCTAATACATCTTCAAGGCTAACCGACATTTATATCCTCCAATATTACTGTACCGTCTTTAGTTTTACCTAATTCAAATTTATACGCATGGCCTTCTTCAATCTTCATATATGCCTTAGCGAAGGCAGTAGGAAATACTGTTACTGGATGAAGTTCTCTAGATGTATCTGCTAGAGTCAGCGATGCCATTTTCTTTCCTGCTTTCGTTGTCCTAGGTTTAAAGGATACCACAAATAACTCATCATCTTTATATGGCAACATTCTGTAGTTTAAGAATTTAACTAAAGCAGAGTCAGATACTTTTATTTCGTCCACAGGAACAGCACTAACAATTCTGTTATCAGAGCAGAGTGCAATATAACTTCGTCCAGCCTCAATTGTGGTTTGTTCTTCATCAAAGACACCTATACTTCCTGTTTTATCTAATATCTCAACACGAGACCAACCCTTGCCACGCTTAATGCCCTTAACCATTCCCATAAGAATAAAAGATCCCTTTTCTTCAAAGTCTTCTACAGGATTAATAAAAGCGTGATAATGTGACGGAACTGTTTGTGTAAATTCTGGTAGACCTAAATATTCATAAAGATTTTCACGAATCTCATTGTCATTTCTTGGATTATCTGGGAAGGTAGCAGCACCAATAACTCTTAATGCTTCCAACGCTCTGCTGTTGACTCCATTACCTTTTGTAAATGTAAAGGCTTTAACTTCCTCGAAAGACTTAAAAGGTCGTGCCGATATATATCGTTCTGCAATCTTATCAGAGATAAACTTGATCCCCGAGAG